CAAACAGGTGTCACTTGGGCTACAACAGATAAAGGAACAAAAATATTATATTGTAATGGTACTGATGTTGTTGATACTGGAATAGCATCTAATAAATTTGCACCTGATTCTGCTGATGGAGAAGCTCTTGGAAGTTCATCAAAAGAATTTTCTGATTTATATTTAGCGGATAGTAGTGTTATTTATTTTGGTAATGACCAAGATACAACTTTAACACATACTGATGGAACAGGTTTAACATTAAACTCAACTAACAAATTATTATTTGGTGATACAGGAACTTATATACATCAATCAGCAGATGGTGTTTTAGATTTAGTATCAGATACTGAAATAGAAATTAATGCAACAACGATAGATATTAATGGTGCTGTTGCAATGGATGGCGCTATCACTGGTGCTACTAACATTACTTTATCAGGTGAATTAGATGCAGCAACATTAGATATATCAGGTAATGCAGACATAGATGGAACTACAAATTTAGATGCAGTTGATATTGATGGAGCTGTTCAAATAGATGGCGCAGTGACTACTGGTGTTGATGACACTGGAGTAGATGTAAAATTTTTTGGTGCTACTTCTGGAAGTTTTTTATTATGGGACGAATCAGATGATGCATTAGAATTAACAGACTCTTCACCAATTAAAATTGGTGATGGTGGTGATATGCAAGTATATCACGACGGTTCAAATTCTTATATTACAAATAGTACAGGAGCTTTAAAACTTGCTACAGAGACTTCTGGTATTGCAGTTACAATAGGACATTCAACCTCAGAAGTAACGGTTGCAGATAATTTAACTGTTACAGGAACTTTAACTTTAGGTTCAGGTGCAGAATTAACAGAAGCAGAATTAGAATTTTTAGATGGAATCACTGCAGGTACTGCAGCAGCAAGTAAAGCAATGGTTTTAGATGCTAATGCAGATATTACTGGTGGTAGAAATCTAACTATCTCTGGTGAATTAGATGCTGCAACAGGAGATTTTTCTGGTGATGTTGATGTAGATGGTACTTTAGAAGCTGATGCTATCACAATTAATGGTACAGCTATTGGCTCTATTTATGGTGTGGTTGCAGGAAGTTCTAGTATTGTTACAACAGGTGCTTTAGATTCTGGATCAATTACTTCAGGATTTGGTGCAATAGATAATGGAACTTCAAATATACGAAGTGCTACGATTACAGCAGAAACTGCGTTCGTACCAGATTCTTCAGGTGGTGCTGATTTAGGAACAACAGCATTAGAATTTAATGACCTTTTCTTAAATGATTCTGGTTCAATTCAATTTGGCGATGACCAAGACACAACCTTAGTCCATACAGACGGAACAGGTTTAACTTTAAATTCATCAAATAAATTATGTTTTAGAGATACTGGTTTAACTATAGGCTCAAACGCAGATGGAGACTTAGATATTGTATCTGATGGTACAGCTGTTGATTCTATTAATATAGAATCTGCTGGTGGAATTACTTTAGACGCTGGAACAGCTGCTAGTGGAATTATCTACGAAGACGATGGTACAGAAATGCTTCGTATACACAATTCTTCTAGTGATGTTATTATAGAAGCTAAAGTTCAAGATAAAGATATTATATTTAAAGGTGATGATGGTGGATCAGGTGTTACAGCTTTAACTTTAGATATGTCAGCGGGTGGTATAGCAACTTTTAGTGCTGCTGCCAATGTGGCCCAACAAGCAATTACTTCATCATCGAATGCTGTTGCCTGGGATGCTTCTGATAAACCAAACGCATATCATTTAACAACAGAAAATACGACTTTCTCTGCACCAAGTAATGCAGTTGAAGGAGCATTTATTTGTTTAGAATTAAATTTTGATGGTAGTCATACTATCGGTTGGAATACAATTTTTGAATTTGCCGCATCAACCGAACCAACGGAAACAGCTACCAATGCAAAAACTGATATTCATGTATTCAGATACAACGGAGCAGTTTGGCAAGAGGTTGGTAGAACAATGAATTTAAGTGAGAGTTAGGAGATAATATGTGGGGATTAGTAGAATCAGGATCGATTACAAAATTAATAACTAGACCAAAAGGTATGGTTATTGGCGATGTTCGTTATTCAAGAAAAATATTTGAATTATGGAGTAAAGCAGAACTAGAAGCTAAAGGTATTTATGAAATAGAATTTGATGATTCAAATAAAAAAGATGAGAAATGGTATATCAATACCAATCAATCCTTTGCTTTTGCTGGTGGAAAAATTACAGCAAGTTATGGTTCAGCTACAGCTAAAGCTCATGCTGATACCAAATGGACACAAAACCAAATAGATGCTGGACTTGCACCAGCTGGTGCTGATACAGACACTGTTGCAGTTGAAGGTTTAAAAACAAAATTAATTAGAGATGTTAAAGGAGAAGCTGCTGTAGAATTATCTAAAACCGATTGGTACATAACTAGAAAAGCAGATGCTGGAACAGCAGTACCATCATCAATCACTACTCATAGAGCAGCAGTAAGAACTAAAGCTGCTGAAATGGAAACTTCAATTACTAATGCTAGTAATACACCAGCTCTTGAGACTTTATATAATTATACAGAACAAGAGGATGGATCAGTTACTAGACCATTAGGCGAACTACCAACATTGGAGAGTTAATGCCTTTAATTTTACCAGGAAATGTAGCATCAGCAACAGCCGGAGGATATGAAGTAGCCAACTCATGTAGGTTTAATGCTGCTGATGATCCATATTTTTCAAGAACTCTTGGAACAGCAACAAATAGAAAAAAATTTACAATAAGTGTTTGGGTAAAATTAGGTTCTTTAGTTACAGGTGACAATAACGAAAAAACAATTTTTGCAGCTGGTTCAGATTATTCTGGTTTTCATTTAGATGGAAACTCTGATCCAGCTTTAGCATTTAATATAGATAATTCAGATGGTTTTTCATTAGTTACTACACAGGTGCTCCGAGACCATAGCGCCTGGTACCATCTGGTCGCAGCCGTTGATACAACACAAGGCACAGAGGCGAACAGGGTTAAATTTTATATTAACGGGTCACAGGTATCAAATTTTGATACCTCAAACTATCCAGATCAAAATTATGAACCTGATATAAATTCAGCAGTAGAACACAGAATTGGAAAACACACCACTACCTCTGGAACTAGAAAATGGGATGGTTACATGGCAGAATTTGTATTTATTGATGGAACCCAATATGCTGCTTCCGATTTTGGAGAATCTGACGAAGATAGTCCGACAATATGGAAACCAAAAGATGTATCAGAATTAACATTTGGTACGAATGGTTTTTATTTAGATTTTGAAGATAGTAGTAATTTAGGAAATGATGCCAGTACAAACACTAATGATTGGGCTGAAAATAACATAGCCGCAGCGGATCAAGCAACGGACACTCCAACTAATAATTTTTGTACTTTAAATCCTATAGATACTGCAACGGATAGTTCTGCAACTTTTAAAATAACCGAGGGAAATTTAGTATTAGGCGACTCAGGAAGTAATGATAATGATATGGGTCTAAGAGCTACTATGGGAGTTCTTGGAGGAAAATGGTATTGGGAAGTTAAAAAATTAGAAACAGCTGGTACTATTGGGATAGTTTCTTCACATACAGATGTTACAGGTGGAGATGTGGTCAATAATGATAGTGTTTGTTCAAGAAATATTTCATCAAATGGTACAGGCAGTTCTCTAGTTTATTGGAATAATACTACTTTTACAAATGATGCTTCACTTCAAGGATATGCTGCTAATGATATAATTGGTGTTGCCTTAGATATGGATAATGGAAAATTATATTTTTCTATTAATGGTACATTTAAAGGTTTTGATAATAATGCTTCTGATCCAGCTGCTGGAACAAATGCTAATTTTACAGATATTCCAACTGATAAAGGATTTATAATGCCTTATGTTGAGAAGAGAGGGTCAGCAGATCCCTCTGACCAATTTAATTTTGGTGGTTGTCCAGCATTTAGTGTATCATCAGGCAACGCAGATGGTAAGGGTTATGGAAATTTTGAATATTCTCCCCCGTCGGGATTTTTGGCGTTATGCACAAAAAATTTAGGAAGTACAGGAGGTTAAATGGCAGCTTATACAACCATAGACAATCCAGAACTTTACTTCCAGGCTAAAGCATTTACTGGAAATGCTGGAACGTTAGCAGTTACTTTAGATGGTGAGGAAGATATGTCACCAAATCTGGTTATAACAAAGCCAAGAGCTACTTCTTCTTATGGTCATAAAGTTTGGGATACTGTTAGAGGTGTTACAGATTATTTAGAAACTAATGGTACTGGTGCAGAAGGAACAGGATTATCAGGTTTAGACAGTTTTGATAGCAATGGTTTTACTTTAGGAAGTTATATTGGTGCTAATCCTGATGGTGCTGGTGTGATAGCATGGTGCTGGAAGGCTGGAACATCATTTAGTAACGATGCTAGTGCAACAAGTATTGGAAGTATAGATAGTTCTGGAAGTTTTAGTAATGATAGTAACCTGTCAATCGTTTTATACACAGGAACAGGAAGTAATGCTACGATAAAACATGGATTATCTTCTGCACCAAAATTTATTATTGTAAAATGTCGTAGTCATTCAGCAGAGTGGATTGTTTATGCTGGTGATGAAACAGATTATTTAAAATTAAATGAGAATAATGCATCAGCAGACGATGCAACAAGGTGGAATGATACAGCATCAACAAGTTCAGTTTTTAGTATTGGTGATCATAATGATGTAAATACAAGTGCTAAAACTTATATCGCTTACTGCTTTGCAGACAAACAGGGCTACCTAAAAACGGGAAGCTACATTGGGAATGGACAACAAGATGATGGACCCTTTGTTTACACCGGCTTTCGTCCAGCTTGTATTTTGGGAAAGAGACTTGATTCTGCTGGAGGCTGGTGGATGATCGATAACAAGAGACCAGGTTATAACGTTACACATGAATATACAGTACTAGATACTGCAACTTCAGAACAAAATGATGGAAGTTTTAGAACAGATTTTTTAGCAAATGGTTTTAAATGTTATTATGATAATGGTAATTTTAATGCACAAGGTGGAACATATCATTATATAGCCTTCGCAGAAGCACCATTTGCAAATTCAAACGGGGTACCTTGTAACGCGAGATAATTATGCTACAAAAATTAAAATTTCAACCAGGATTTAATAAACAAGTCACAGCTACTGGTGGTGAAGGCCAGTGGGTTAGTGGTGATTATGTACGTTTTAGATATGGTTCACCTGAAAAAATAGGTGGTTGGGCTCAATTAGGGGACTCTACTCTTACAGGAAGAAACACAGCTATACACCATTTTGTTAATGCATCAGGTATTAAATATGCAGCGTTAGGCACAAACAGATTTTTATATGTATATTCAGGAGGAGCATTCTATGACATTACTCCTATCAAAGCTACAACAACTTTAACTAGTGCTTTTACAACAACACAAAATGATGCAACGGTTACGATAACTTTTGCATCTGATCATAACATTACTAAATATGATATCATTCGTTTGGATAACTGGAGTACCATTACTAATTCTGATTTTGGTGCCAGTGATTTTAATGATACTAATTTTATGGTAACAACCGTTCCAACCTCTACAACACTTACTATTGAAATGGGATCCGCTGAATCTGGATCAGGAGCTAGTACTTCTGGTGGAGTAAGAGTTCAACATTTTTATTCTATTGGACCTGCAGTTGAAGAATCCGCTGCTGGTTGGGGATTAGGATTATGGGGTGGTACTGTAGCTGGAGAAGCTTTTGATACTTTAGATGGTGCTTTAACAAATGCTTCAAGTAGTATTGTA